CTTCACGAACCCGCGCGAGGACATGATCCAGCTGCTGCGCGGCGTCGTGATCGATTTGTTGCTGTTCGGCGATGCCTACCTGGAAGTCGTGACCCTGCTCGACGAGCCGGTCGCACTGTACTCATTGGACGCCACCACCATGACGGTGATCGCCGACCAGCACGGCGAGGTCCAGGGGTACAGCCAGGATGTCGACGGCGTCCGCTCGGCGAAGTTCAAGCCCGAAGAGGTCATTCACTTTTCCTTGGACGCGCCGCGCGGTGGTCTGTACGGCGTGAGCCCGGCTCAGAAGGCTCTGCTGCCGGCCACGGCGTGGCTGTACACCATGGCCACACTCAAGGAGTGTTTCCGGCGCGGCGACCCGCCACGCATCCACGTCGACCTCGGCCACTACAACGAAACTGACGTGCAGCGCTGGCGCGAGCAGTACATCGCATACAACCTCGGCCCCAAGGCCGTGGGCGAGCCGATCACCACCACCGGCGGCGGCGTGGTACAGGTCCTCGACCCCCGCAAGGTCGTCGACTACCTGGACACGGCGCGGCAGCTTCGCGACGAGATCATCTGCGCGTTCGGCGTGCCGCCGTCCAAGCTGGGCATCATCGAGACCGGCAACCTCGGCGGCGGCACGGGCGAGGCGCAGGACAAGACGTTCCGGGTCAACACGGTCATCCCCATCGGAAACCTGGTCCTGGAGAAGCTGAACTTCCACCTGCTCCAGGCCGGTTTCGGGATCTTCGACTACCACCTCACGTTCGGCGAGATCGACTTTCGCGACTCCAAGATCGTCGAGGAGATCCGGGATCTCCGACTGCGTAACGGGTCCTACACGCTCAACCGGTACCGCGACGAGATCGGCGAGCCTCCGGTGCCCGGCGGCGACATCGCGATCATCGTCGACCGCACCGGATCGCTTGCATGGGACGACATCGAGGCGATGAGCAAGGCCAACGTCGCCTACCGTGTCGCCCCGCTCACCCAAGCCGGTGTAAACGGCTACGTCCCCGGCGTGCCCGAGCCCGAGGAGGAGCCGGAGGACGCCCAGGGCGACCTCGGACCCGACCACCTGCCGGTGCGCCGCGGCGACCCGGGCCTGCCGCCGCCGGCGAGCATGCCCAAGCCGGGCGACCAGAAGCCCAGCGCCAAGCAGGATCCCAACTCCAAGCCGGGCGGCAGCAAGGACGCCACGCAGGGCAAGCCGCCCCGCGAGGACGTCGCCCGGCGCGACAACCGTCGGCTGGCCGAGGCGTGGCAGCGGGCCTACCGCGCCCGACGCGCGCAGGCCCTGCGGGAACTGCCAAAGGAGGACGAGGTGGCGTGAACAAGCTGGACGCGCACCGGGCGCTCGTGCTCGATCAGCTCAACACCTTCCTGCGGCACGAGGGTCTCGTCGCCTACCACTTCGAGTTCAGGGAGCTGGGTCGTGAACGGACTGGACAGCGACGGCGCGCAGCCGCTGGTCGAAGGCTGCGTGCCGGGCGAACCGGTTGACGAGGAGAGGGTCGACCCCGAGGTGCTGGACGGGTTCTGGCGCCACTACCACGAGCTTGAGGCCCGCGCTCACACACGGGAGGGCTGATGGACCCCGGACACCCGACACGAGCGGTGGACGTACTTCCCTTGATCGCAAAGAGGATTGGGTAGCGAGGTCCCGGAGGCCGGACTCGAACCGGCGACCTCCGCGTGAACGGCGCGGCGCTCTGCAAGTCAACTGAGCTACTCCGGGCCCTCGCTACCGGGAAGCAGACTACGCGACTTGGGAGGGACGGCGGGGGCAGGATTCGAACCTGCACCCCCCGCGCCTTCGAACGCGGTGCTCTTGCCTGTCGAGCTACCCCGCCGTCGTGTCCCAGCGTAGGACTACCCGCTGCGGCGGTCACCAATCACCCGGGCGACCTGGGCCATGGTCGCGGACTCCGTGATGGAGAGGTAGGGCGTGATGCCCAAGATTCAGATCAACCACCCCTTCGAGGTCAAGACGTACTCGGGGGGCACTCCAGACGAGCCGGATACGTGCGAGACGACGATGGACCCGATCCTCAACGTCAACTGGCGCAACAGCGCCGAGGGGGCAGGCCACGTTCAGCTCAGCCTCGACGTGCCGGTGCGCTACGTAAGGCAGGCGCTGGAGACGCCGAACGGCACGATGGTGGTCGGCTCAACCCTGATGCACACGCCGGTGTTGGAGCGCAAGGAAATCAACGACCTGATCCGCGCGCTACGCAAGGCGCGTGACGGGGCGTACTGCGCTGACGCGTAGCAGGGGAGCGGCCGTGCGCGACATCGCCGAACGGTTCTGGTCCAAGGTGAACAAGGACGGCCCCGTGTCAACGGTGCGACCAGACCTCGGTCGCTGCTGGGTATGGACAGCCTCGTGCAGGTCCAAAGATCGAGGAGGTCCTGGGTATGGCCAGTTCTGGATCGCGCCGGGCCTCTGGTCGGCACACCGAGTGGCGTACGAGCTCACCGTAGGGCCAGTACCGGACGACCTGCAGGTCGATCACTTGTGTCGCAACACCGTCTGCGTCAACCCGACCCATCTGGAGCCGGTCACGCCAGCGGAGAACTACCGCCGAGGGGTCGGCGTCGGTGGCCTCAATCATCGCAAGGCGGCCTGCCCGCTTGGCCACCAGTACCGCACAACCAGCCATGGTGGTCGCAAATGTCCTACGTGCGCTACGGAGTACCAGCGAGCCAGGCGTAAACGGCTCGGCGCGGGCGCTGCCAACTCGGCGAAGACCCACTGCCCGAGGGGGCATCCGTATGACGAGGCGAACACAATCCTCGACGGCGGCTCTCGAAAGTGCAGGGAGTGCAAGCGCGCCTACTATCGCGCGTACGACCGAGGACGCTCTCCGCGTCGTCGCTAAGGGCATCGTGCCGTTCGCAAGGACGGCCTATGCCCAAGGTTGGGCCGCGTCCGGCGGTCCGATGACCGATCGGGTCAAGGCCGGCTGTGTCGCCGCGGTCAGGCTGGCGATCGAGAACGCGCACGACCCGGACGTTTTGGAAGCGACCCTCCAGATGGGGAAGCTGGAGGGCACCTGGGCGCTGGTGTTCGACCGACGGGAGCAGGTCTACGCCAGCCATATCGACGCCATCGCGGCCTTGTGGCGCAAGGTCGCGATGCGCGTCGACCTACAGCTTGCAGTGCGGCGGTTCCGAGACTCTCTTGGACTGTCCACTGAGGCCTTCGACATCACCGACCACCGGCAGATGGCGGCCCGTGCGGTCGCAGCGGCGGTGATCGCCAGTATCGCCGGGCAGGACTCGTCACCGACCGACCGGGAGCAGCTGATCGCAGCGCTGGTCGCCGCACTGCGGGCCGGCTACATCGAGGGCATGGTCGGCGCGCTCGCGGTCTCCGCCGAGCAGGACGGGGTCGAGGACGACATCGACCTGGACGCCGCCTATGCCGCCATCGACTCCCAGCTGAACGACCACCTGTTCCAGCACCGCGCGATCGCCTTGCTCGCCGAGGTCGCCGCCGCGGTGGGCGTGCAGCTGGCCAGAGTCCTGGGCAACACCAGCGACAGCGATGACTTCGAGGACACGCTGGAGATGGCGCAGTGGGCGCTGGGCATCAGTTCCGTCCCGTCCGTGCTGGCGCTGCTGATCGACTTCGCGATCGGCCAGATGGTCACCGCCGGCATTCAGGCCCTGTACCAGCGCTACCACGTCGAGCAGGTCCAGTTCGTGACGGCCGGCGACGACAAGGTCTGCCCTCAATGCGAGGCCGCCGAGCTCGACGGCCCCTACGCCCGCGATGAGGCCCCCGAACCGCCTCTGCACTACCGCTGCCGCTGCGTGCTGGTCGCCACCGGCGAGCTCCCCGCCGAGGCCTACGACGAGTTCCAGTGAGGAGCCAGGAGCGATGGCCTCCTATCCCGCAGTCCAGATCGTGGACAGCAACGGCTTTCCCACCACCGGCGCGGCGTCCACGGCGGCGATCACCGCCGGGCAGGGCACGGTCGTGGTGAAGACCGGCGCCGGCCGGCTGGTCAAGCTGCTGGTCACCACGGCGGCGTCCACAGGCGTGTTGACCGTGTACGACAACACGGCTGCCTCGGGCACCGTGATCGCGGTCGTGCCGGCCTCCACCGCCGCCGGCGTGCTCTACGACCTGCAGATGCCGGTCGCCAACGGCATCACCGTGTCGGCGCCGGCCAGCTGTGCCGCGGTCACCCTGTCCTACTCGTGAGGGTGCCGTGCTGGAGACGCGCCTGATCCGCAACGTCCGCGCCCGCCAGGAAGCCGCCGCCGCAGACGCGCTGGCCGACCTGCTGACCGAGATGTTCCCCGACCTGCTGATGGCCGCACTCAAGCAGCCCGCGGTGCGCACCGCCATCTGCAACATCGTCGCCGCCGACCGCCGCAGCACTGCGGTCGCGAATCCACGCCGGTCCGTCCCGGGCAGAGGAGGCCGCCGTGTCTGACCGTCCCATCGCGACAGTCGAAGGGACCATGATCGTTCCCGGGGTCTCGCGCAACATGCGCCTGTACACCAAGGAAGTCATCGCCAAGGCGGTCAGCCGCATGCAGGCGCGCATCGCCGATCCGGCCGGACTGCCGATCGTGATGCGCACCCACCATGACGCCGACGACAACAGCGCGCTGATCGTG